CTGACGTGTTGACAAAATCAATCTTGAAGTCAGTAGCAGTCAATGAAAACTTGGTCAATATCACTTTGGACAAGTAAAGGGCATCATCTTGAAGTAGGCCAGACCCACTACCTAGAAGACCCTGCCCCATGCCCTGAGGGTTCTTGATAAACTCACAATCTGAATTGTACAAATCAGAGTGTTCAGATGTTAATCTCATAAAGTCCACCACTGGAGGAACGAGTTTCTGTTTGGGATCTGTCATGTTCATGATCATGCCATCTGGTATCTTGAAAAGCTTCATGGAGAATAGCTTATAAGTTGAGAGATAAATGTCTCTGAGACCATCATCTGGCACTCTGCAGAGAGCATGGAAAGCTAGAACGTATGCTAACATACTAGGACCCCAACCTGAACAATCAGCGTTGTCGAAGAAAATCACTTCACCCTTCAGCTTTTTGTCTCTAGAATACCTGTCGAACAAGCTTTGAGCTATGCTATCTTTCGATTTCATCTCCATAACATTGCTGAGAACACCATGATTGTGATAAATGTCTCTGATGTGTCTAGCACAACTTTCCAAAGCATAGCAACCTATTCTCATAGGAGCATTCATGACATGAATCTCTCGGTACGATGAACCTGATCCCCTACCATTTTTGTGAATGGCCCTGCTGCAGTATTGAGCTTTGTTCATTATGTTGTAGAGATGAGTGGGCATCAAACTTTCACTTGTTGTTAGCAGCGTTTCGAGATCTCTTGTCACCAGCATTCGTTTTCTGACTGGATTGGACTCAAATGAATCTTTGTCAATGACGGGAGGAATAGGTTTCTTTCTCACATAGTCGCACACATTGATCAAGCTAGTTTTCCAGCATTTGTCCGTTTGATTTATCACCTCTGTCTTGACCTTACCATCTGCGCCTTCCACTTTCATTTTCGTAGTCTTGAATACTGTGTTATCATATGTCATTGACCCTCTAGGATTGAGCACATTCCTAACAGTGAATTTCCTAGTTGCTTCGTAGGGATCAAACTGTGTATCCCAGAATGACTTGAAGGTGCCCTTATGATCACCACTAATTCTGATGGTGTTTTCCATAACGGATATGATGGAGATGGAAGGTATCGGCTTATATTTACCATAGTCACTAGCCAAATCTCTCTTGAGCATAATGGAGAGGTCATCGAAACTGTCAATTTCAACGGTCTTCCACAAGTTGTCACCAACCTCTTTGAACTCTATGCAGTTTTTGAACTCTTTGATCATTGTTTTAGCTTCTCTATATACAACATTGCTGTGCTCATGATACAAGAATTTGCAAAAGTAAATGGCATCAAAAATATTGTCATCAGTTGGTAAAAATCTACTTTCATAGGGCATAGCTATTTTCCAGTTGCTAGATTTAACCATAGAAGACTCACTCTTCTCAAATCCTTTGCTGCAGAAATCACCAAGTAGCTTGGCCTTGAACCGACTGCTTTCTGCTATCTCCATAAGATAAGTCAACTTAAGGCTTCTCATGTTGAAAACCTTAGCAAACACATTTTTGGTGCTGTAATTCTCTTCTGACAACAATTTTTCGAACAATGAGCTTGATCCTTCTGAAACTCCCGTGCTGTTTATGACAAGGTATCTCAACAATTCAGCTGAATTTGAGAAGGGAGTCTTATTGATCATCATGAGACCATACATATAAAACGGGTTGATCCCATCTTCAGGTGTCTCAACTGAAGACATTCTTATATCACTTAGCATAGTGTACATGCTCATGAACTTGTGAAAGGCCAAAACACCCC